CACTCCCTGTGCATACTCAATGGCAGCCTGTTCGCGTCTTTCTGTTTCCCTTAATTTCTTGGTCAGCTTGTCAATTCGTGACTGAACTTTCCTGCCGTAGTCCTCAACCTCGGATTCTGAGGCCGCAACTACTTCCTTTTCCCCCACATCTATTGTACTGTCATCATCTGACGTGACAGATGTTGGGGTATCCTTTATCTCAACATCAACGGAAGATCCCTCATTGGGGATGTCAACCATTTTTTCATCCGCCTCGGCCTGTGTTTGTACCTTGGTTTCTGCAGGCATAATTTACTCCTGTTATTTGTATTGCAAAATATCCTCCGGATCCTTTACCACGGCGATTATCTCGTCATCATTAAGTATTCTCACTTCACCACCCTCTATTCCAAAACGGGACCCGGCGTACCGACCGAATATAATCCAGTCGTTTTTCTTGCACCATGGTCCGTTAGAAAATCTCTCTTTGTCTTTATAGGCATCAGGTCCAACCTTTAATACTAGACCCGTAACTGTTGTATAGCCCCGCTCCTCGATTGTCTCATCAGACAGTATTATTCCACCCTTAGTTTTTCCCTGTCCCTTGTATGGTAGAACCAATATTCTCCATCCTGTGGGATTAGGTAATCTTTCTAAAGCTTTATCAGTATCTTTATGTTCTATATTTTCAAGAGCCTCTTGTTGTATTTTTGCAACAAAACGGTTCTCTTTTTCTTCCGCGATTTTGTTATTTTCGTCCGCCTCTATGGATAAGTCTTTTTCTTCCAGGGCGAATCTACGTTTCGGTATCTCCATCTTCTTTTTTCTGCAGGTCCTGTATTTCCTGTTCCATTATGTTATAAGCCTTGAACTCACCAACTGATCTGTTGTACACGTCCCAGCTGTGAATGCCATTGGCGATAACTGTTTTTAACTGTTCCTTGCGCTCCCTAACCCTCTTTAGGATCAGGTAAATAGCGGTAGTATCTTCCATTCACGCGCATTATACACTAATTTATATAAAACGCAATTATTTTTTAACCAAACTTCCACCGAAATACAATCCAATGATTGACGCCATAAGGTGCGTGTCCATTGGCGTTATGACAACGCCTGCGAATTTCCTGTCCACAAGCATTTCCTTCTGCTCTATGAGGAACAGGAATCCCCGACTGAACTCCGTCCATGTCAAAAATACCGATACGTCAAAGAAGACCGGCACTATCTTTGGCCAGACAATTATGAAGAATACCGCTGTCAGCGCTATTATTCTTCTTGTCCACTGAAAACCTTCGTTCTCATACTTCCGTGCCTTTTCAATGGCATCCATCTGAAACTTTCCGCGGGCGAGAAGCATTTTCTGCTCCGCCTGTTTCGCCTTGATGGACTGTCCCCAGATGGACATCACTCCACCCAGTACGCTTGATCCAAGCATTGTTATCATTTCAACCGGCAATCCAAACATCAGCTTAACTCCAGTAAACTTACTATTCCACCGCGATTCTTTCGAAATCCTGTTCCAGCGCCTGTCATGTGCTGATTAATCATCGCCTGCTGCAAGTTGGCCTGTGGGGTATAGAAACGTGCCCTTGGGTCAACCCTTCGTCCCTTTCGTGGATCTCCAAGCCAGCCTACACCTCGTCCACCATCTCCTCCGGAATAATTCCATGCTGCACTGTCTTCAGAGTCGTTTTCTATTTGCTGTGCCTCTACCGCTTCCCAATAATCATCTGCCATCTCTTCATAAGATCCTGTAGGATCATCATATTGATCTAACAACGCCTGCCCCAATCCAGTCATAATGGGATTGCCACCTTCAATAACTTGTCCATACTCATCCATGTAGTCCGTAGTATCGCCGCCATAGTGGATTCCTGTTGTTACAGGTTCACCACCAGAATCAGTTAAAATAATATTCGGAAGTCCAAAATGCGTAACCCATTCGTTAGAACCTGGCATTATACCTTCGTTCATTAACTGTTGCCCTTCGTAGCTTAATTCGTATCCAGGATTTGACGCTGCCGCTTGTATAGCAAGGTCCCATACATTATCAGGAAGATTCGTCGGATTAACAGTATCAATAGTGTGTGTAGGAATTTCATCCACGGTTATTGTTTCGTTTATATTATTAACCCCATTTCCATTTCCATTTCCGCTCGTGTCAACTACAGGCGAAGTATAATCCACGGTAACAGGAGGATTTAAGTTTGGGTTATATCCTCCAGGATGTCCTGGTCCGCCTTGATTTCCGCCGCCTCCGCCATATTCCGGAGGAGTTCCTACAGTAACAGGAGGATTTAAGTTTGGGTTATATCCTCCAGGATGTCCTGGTCCTCCTTGATTTCCGCCGCCTCCGCCATATTCCGGAGGAGTTCCTCCGCCAGGCGTGTGCGTGGATGTGTGTACATTGGGACCGTAATAACCTACAACAACCATTATTCACGCATCCATTTTGGCGTTATGTGTCCTTCGCCCTGATGCAATCCCCTGGGCAGTGCGTGCGTTCTTTCCCACGCTCCCCTGAACTCATCGTACGTCAGCCTGTCACCCGTGCTTTCTATGTAGTTTATGTACTCATCCTGAAGCGTCCTGTTTCTCAGTTCCTCCATGGGATCTGTAACGAGTCCCTGGTTCAGCATTATTCCGTATTCACGTCCTGAATCGTCAAAAGAAACTGGCTCTTGATAAGGAGACGCTAAAGTATTCTCATCAACATAGAAATCTCCAAAGTCATCATCCATGGGGGGAATGACTACATCCTTTCTGTCATCATACCAGTTTTCCGTATCAGTGAATTCATCCTCATGAACATTGTAGGGATAACCAAATGTCTGGTCCGCATAATTCTGTAAAACTTCTTCCGTAGCTTCCTCACGAGGAACTGCGCCACCTATTCCAACGGATCCCAAAATGTCAATTCCCATGTCCCTTAGATCCTGATAAAATCCCCTTCCGGCTTCTTTGGTTTTTCCAAACGCCTTGTTTAAAAGCATTCCGGTAATTCCCCCTGATCCAGTGGTTCTGTGAAGCATTTCAGAAATAGGGTACATAGCGTTGTATGTAGGGTTTGCGTATTCCCTCAGAACTCCGCTGTTTGTCCTGTACAGTTCATTCATGAACTGGGGGGTTTGTCCCATTATTTCCCCAATGTTGTATTTATCCTGTCTGTTGTACTGCCTTCTGGCATCCTTTAATTGATCAGTACGGGGGTCCCCACTCTTAAATCCACCCGTCCTTTCGGCCTGTTTCATCAAGTCCATCATGGTGGCGTAGTTTCTTCCCGCGTCCGACTCACCCTGGAGGAAAGCGTCCTTCCTGCTCATGGTTGGACGATTTGCCTCCTGGTTTATTCTTTGTCTGTCAACAAATCCCTGCCTGTCAAGTTGTGGTACGTACACCATTACATGCCTGGCACAATTATTACTTTAAGAACTACAAGAATTACAATGACTAAAATTCCGGCTTTTATCCAATCCTTCAATTTCCATTCATTCCATTCCTTTATATGTCCCCAAAGATCTTTCAATAAATTCATATCTACCTCCCTGTTAACATTGTTTATCTTTCATTCCACCACTGACACGACCGCCATGGTGCAATTTTACTTTTCCACCTTTCTTTTTCTTGACCTTTCCGCCTGTTTTGTATGTTTTTTTAGTTCCACCCTTCTTGTATCCAGCCATATCAACCCTCTGTCCTGTTGCTCTGGCGTGCTTCTGCGCTTTCTGTACCCCGGATGAAGTGTACGGAAATTTTTTACTACCTACCTTTGGCATTTGATATTCCTCCTTTTTTCTTGTTCGCAAGTCCACCCCTTTTTCTGGGCTTGCTTCCGTATTTTTCCGTCCACCGCTTTGCGATTTTAGGCTCATTAGCCCACATGTACTTTCTCTGCTTTTCCGACTTGAAAGGCATTAGTGTATCGTGGTGCTTTCTTCAGTTAACTGAAACATGTTTAGCATGTCTTCCTGCAGCTGAAAAGTCTGTGCAAGGGCCTCAAACATTCTTGCCGCGTCAACTGGTCCAAGCGCTTCAACATACATGTTTCGCACCACGGCCAGCATTGCGCCGCATACCTGCAAATAGTCCTCCCTGGAAGAAATTTCCTCACGCGCAGTGTTTTCAAAGCGCTGCATGAGATAGCTAATTTTTTCCAGCTGTTTTTTTACCTTGTCCGTTCGTCCTTGATCTGGCATTTTCCCTCGCTATTCTTTCCGCTGATCGGTTTCTCCTGTCTTCAGTTTCCGCTTTCATGGCTTCCCTGGCAGCCGCCATGTTTTCTTTCAAGACCGCTATTGCCTCAGCTGAATCCTCCTTATTAACATCTGTCGAAGCTTTCATCAAGTCAATACTTGTCTCCGCTTCCAGCTTGTCCCTTTCAAGATCAAGCTTGGCTGAGTCTACTGCTATGTCCTTCTGAAGATTCATTTGGGTTTCCATGGCCTTCAGATCAATTTCCTGCTGTTTTAGTTTAACAAGTGGATCCTGCTGCTCACGGCTTATTCTTGCCTCCTCGTCCTGCGCCAACTGCTTGGTCATTTGGGCTTCAATTTTAGCCTGCTCAGCGGCAGCTTGGTTTGTTAACTGATCATTCTGCTGTGACAGCTGCTGAAGTGCCTGGGGATTTCCCTTAGCCTGTTGCATTTGCTGGTTTAACTGGTCAAACTGTTGTTTGAATTTTTGCTGTATCTGCATTCCTGCCATTAGCGCTATGTGTTCTGATATGTGCGCCTGCAGCATTGCGTATAATTGTGGGTTAATCTGAACCATTCTTGTGAACATAAATTCAGCGTGTGCCTCTATGTGCGCCATGTGGTCCTGCATTGGGAACGCCTTTGGTTTTGATCCACTCATGGCCCCGGAATTCTCCGTTGCCGGGCTCATTGGTTCCGGCAAGTCAGGATCTGGTTTTAACAGTGTTTCAACATTGTCCACTCCCATCGCGTCATACATTCGCCTGTACGCTTCACGCAAATTGTGAAGCTGTGGCGCGGCTGTCGCCAGTTGCAGCTGCTGCTGCGCCAACGTGACACGTTGCGCCATTGAGAATATGTTCGGATCCGATACCGGAATGATGTCAACACGATCATCAAAATCCTGCTGCTTGATCATTTGGTTTCCACCAACAACCATGTAAGGGTACTGCGGCGGAAGATAAACCTGGAATACTTTTGCCAGTAACTTGAATTCAATTTTTTGAGCGTAGTGCAATCTCTTGTGAATTGCGCTCATGACTTTTGTTCCGCGTTCAATTAACGCCAGTGTGGTTCCAACCGGATTCTGTTCGTTGCCCTCTCCCATTTTCATGTCGGCTATCGCCGCGAAAGACTTTCCTGCGTCAACCGCGAAACCCAGCAATGCAAACAGTACCTGTGAAGGTTCCTTGTATGGAAGAGGCAACAGTGATTCCTTTATGGAAGTTCCCGTTACGTCAACATCCCTGAACTCTCCTGGCTGCAAAGGTTCGTCATGGTCGCGTATTCGCATGCCGCGTGCCTTGAAACCTGCCGGAAGGTTAGCGAGTGTACCAGCATCAATTAACTGCCGCAAAACACTTGTTGCTGTTCGCGATAACCCTCCAAGCATGTGTATTAGACCAAAGCCGTAAAAGCCCAGTCCTGGGAGGAACTTGTAATGTACAAAATACTCATTCTTGGCGAAATTTGGATCACCCTGTTTCCAGTTTCTTCTTATGGAAAGAATCTCCCTGGAATACTGATCAATTGAAACTATGTATGGTAACTTAACTCCGGAAGTGTCCTCAAATCCTGGAACGTCGGCGTTGATGTGCATCTCCAGCACAACATGCTCTTCATCCCCGGATCCATAACTTTTTTCCACCCCTTCCAGTGTATTTACCTTTTCCTGAACTTCGCTTGTATCAATTTCACCTGTTGATAATTCGATGTCACGGTAAAAATTATTTAACTGTTGTTTTCTGATGTCATTTCCGCTGCATTTTATGAGATGCGTTACGCGGTCGGCGCTCGCAATATCCGTTGCCATGTAGTTTATGACCAAGTCCTCGCCTGCGACAAACTTTGCCACGGCCCTTTTTAACAAACCGTCATAGTAAACCTTCTTGAATGCCGAACCGGCAAGGGGAAGGTAAAAAAGCAGCTGATCCATGTCAGGATCATATTCCGTCATGATGTCTGTAATCTGGTAATTCATGAACTGCTGAACCCTCTTCGCCTGATCCTCCACTTGTGGCGTTGAAAGTCCTATAACTCGGCATCGCACGGGGCCGCTTGGGGGGAGAAGTTCCTTATACGCTTGGGCTTGAAACTGCGTTACAGATTCAGCGAGTAAGGGGTGAACGACCCCGGATGCTCCTTCGAACGGTTGGGTGCGGTCTTCATACTTGAATCCCAGCATATCAAGGCCTTTGATGTAGGTATCTTCCCAATCTTTCCTTGAATCCTTATCCGATTCGAATTCTCCTAGTAGATCCGCAGAGAATCTACCTAATTCTTCTTCCTGAATGAAATCTGCCAAATTGGCGTCATGTGGTATGTTTGATGTGTCAACTGGGGCGTTTGGATCCATGTTTATGTTGGCGCCACCGTCCTCCATTAACTCTATGTTTGGGTCAGGTTCCCCTTCCGGACCTACCTGTACCTCTTCCCCAACGGGTTCGATTTCAAGTGCGCCAGTAAGGGCTTCCAAAGCCTTGTCTATGTTGTTTTTATTTCCGTTAGCCATTTACGACCATTCCCCCTTTCTTGTAGATTGGCATTCCTTTTTGGACGTTGTACTTAACTCCAGCGTTATCTAGCCATATCATAGGAACTGACCACCCTCTACCTTGATCGTCTATTATAGACGTTTTTAAATATTTTGCACCACTTTTCTTTGCGGCTCTTTTCATGGCGCCCTCGGCTATTGGTCCGTACGCTACGCGGTTTCCTTTCCAGTCAAGGCTTCCCACGGCTTCCCCCCTGTTTTTAATAGCTCCACTTGAAATGGTTACTCCGTCGTAACCGCCTTCCTGCGCCACTTTCGTCAAATATTTCATGACAAATTCGTTGTAGTCCTCTGATTTGCTAAGTGGTCCCATGGGAAATCCACTGTGCATTCCTTCG